AGCGGTTTTGTCAGCACCAAAGTCCAACACACAAACCGATGCATTGGTCAACGTGGTATTAGCATTGCTGTTTGCTGAAGGCGTGGTGTTATAAATCAAAGCGCCACGAGCAGTAAAGTTAGCGTTTACAAAAGTCTCATCAGAGAAGTCAGTAAATCCCACACCCGTGTTGGCGTTGATGTTGGTTGCCGTTACACCTGTGTTGGTCAAAGCCTGACCACCAGCCGTGTAGTTAGTACCAGAAGTACCAACTTCGTTAGAAGCGGTATAAGCAGTTGTGTTTGCATCCAATGAGGCTGAGGATGTATACAAAGCGAGTTTAAAAACGTCTGCGCCAGTATCAGCCGACGGACGGAAATCGTGTACAGCCAAAAGAAGTTCGGCCTTAAACGAGGTGGTCATTGCTTGCGTGATAGCCATATTAGGCTCCTTTATTCATCTAAAAGTTTAACAAACTCAGGGTGTCCTGCTTTCCTGAACTTAACAGCCAATGTCGTATGGTGCGACTTAATGGCTTCCTTCATATAAAACACCAAAACCTGTCGGATTTGATTTTTAAACGCTTCTGCTTGATCCCGAATAGCAGGATGCGTCTGCGAACCTACAGAAATAATTCTGTCCAAAGCCCGTTCAGCAACTTCCTCTGGCGTAAAACCACGACCAGAAGTTGTTAATACTTTGACATTTGAGCCTCCTAAAAGGAAGGCTACTTCGCTCATTGTGCTCATCGGACTGGATACCTCGCTTGTTCGGTTCTGTACATGTCTTGACGGTCTTTACCTTCACCAAGTTGTTTCAACATGGCAAGCGCTTCATTATAACGGGCAACATAGTTGTCGTTAACATCTTTCTCACCCTTCATAAACGCATATGCTTCTAGCAATGAGCCATAAAGAAGAACAGAATCAAAGTTAGTACCAAGCCAAGTTGTACCAGATGTGACAATAGACGCCGGGTAGGCGTAGTAATGCAACTCCATGTTGTAGTCTGCGTCTGGAGTCGGCCCCAGAATAAACGTATTCTCATCAAAAATAGCGTAATGAGTGGGAGCACCTGTCTCGGTAGGGATAGGGAAAGCCTCCCGAATAAACTCAACGTCTTTATTTAACAGGTACTCTTGTGACCCACTTGGATCAATTCGGGCTAATGAAAACGTAGCAAGCCAGTCTGTAGGGGTAGTTAAGAACCTATTACCGCTTGTACAGTTACCTGTTACGTTTTCTCTTGAGACCGGAAGTTGAACGCTGTTATAAATCCTCTGCTCAGCCTGACGGATAAACGTGTCAACCTGATCTTTTGTAAGAAAAGATGTAGTTGTAGCAGTGGTAGTTGCGACCACCGTATCTGGGAAGTTATTCTCAGCATACGCCTGTATGGTCTGAAACAGCGTCGAGTAGTTCACTACTTACCCCAATTTTTTACTAGAGTTAGTGCCTTTTGTAGCCGCCCCAGTGCCACGGGTTTTAACCGTTTGAGTGCTAGGCACATCATTTGGGTAGCCGTTATGACCAAAAGTGGCTTCGTTGCCGGTTACTGGAATACGATTCCCAGAAATATCCTGACCCGGCTTTATAGGCACAGGCTGTGCCACACGCCCAATTACTTTATCCATTATCGACCCCTTCCGGAGTTTTTATATGTAAAGGATGATACCTTTTGATTGGCTACTTTGGCTAGACCACGCCCAACTTGCTTCATCTTGGCGCTAGTCACACCACCTCTAGCCATTTTCTTGACCCCGTGCATTTTTTGCTCGTGGGACTTGACTTCGGCTTTAGCCACTTTTTTCATTGCCGTCTTTTGCATTTTTTACTCCTATGTAGTCGTTATTGTTACCGAACCAACCTCACCCACCCCCACTAACTTATTCGTCTGAAACGGTAACTTTAATGGGTTACTAAATCCTACGGGGTTAAACCCCCACTCCACAATCCTACTACCCTGTGTAGGCGTCCCGTACCCTGCTTCGGTTGGGCCTGCATCGGGGTTTGTTTCTAAACCACTAAGACCTGCTTGGTAGTACGTCGTGTCCGGGCGCGGTTCTCTCACGGCTTGAGGGTCGTACACGGGGTACATACCCAACGATAACTGCGGTTGATCCGGCTCCCAACATTCTTTACAAACCTTAATATCTATGTTTTTGGTCTTAATGACCAGCCGCCTAAGTTCTTTTAGTTTGTACCTAAAGCCGCATCGGTCGCATTGCGAAATCGAATACTTGCCCGACGAAAACTTATTACCCATTAATACCCACCACTACCGATAAACATGTTGCGTGGCACAAAACGCACGGATGCCTTTTCACGATCCTCCCCGGAAGCCAACATCCATTGTTCCTCGTAAGAGGCTTTTAGCATTTCTAGACGGGCAAGCCCCTCTGGGATCTTCATAGCGATGTAATAGGCTAAACCAGCCACCATACACGGCAGTAACCGGAAGGGTATGTCTTGGGTATTCAGACCATTGCCAGCGTCTTGGATACGGCGCAAACGCCAATAAACAAAGGTATAGACCGGACTAGCCGCCGTGCCTTGATCCGGGGCAGGCCAGACATTGATATTGGGTAGATCAGGAACCGTGACAGTTGCCCCAGCCGTATGTGAGGTAGCCGTGGTTCCGTTTTGACCACGCAGACAGTTCTGCAATTGAGTTGCGGTGTAGTTAGTATAGTTAATAGTCTCGGCACCAATTGTGATGTAGCCTGTAGCAGGGAGCCCAATCGTGGAAGAAAGGGTAATAGTCGTGTCAGTAGCGGCAATGTTTGCGGCTAGGGTTAACCCTGTCTTTGAGGTACTACCGGATTTACGGTCTACCCAGACCTGAATTGGTCTACCTTGTGTAATCTTGTTAGGGATTGTTGCATAAGTCGATACAGAGATCCGAGTGATATTAATGTCGGTCTGCGTAGACTGAACCCCGTTGCTTGTGCGGACTACGTGCTCTATAAGGTCTATAGTGTCGTTTGGAAGAGGGTAAGTAACCTGCCCCTGCACCAATGGGATTTGACCCTCCTCAATCGTCCATAGGTTCACCCCCCGGTTAGCCCACTCGATTGTCAAAAGGTTAAGTGACCTACGGGCTGTACGCATGTTGTAGCCCGAACGGAGTTCGGAACCAGCCCGCTCAAAAGCCTCTTCTACGAGGTTATTGAGGTCTAAATTAAACGACTCGGTTCCGATTGTGGTCATTTCAGTTTCTTCAGAGTTTGGGCAAGACGAGCACGCTGACCCAGTTTACCGGGTTTTTTAGCGGCAGTTGCTAACTTCTTAGCGGGGATTGTTGCGCCCTTTTTTACACCCAAAGACTTCTTCAAGGCGCCGGGCTTCTTAATAGCCTTTTGAATCCAATTGGACTCAGTCTTGCCACCTTTTTTAAAGACGCCACGGCCTTTTAGTACATCAGCCCGGGTTACTTCACCGTCATCATTTAGATCGGGGAAACTCTTAGCCATATCATCCTACCTTCCTATGCGGAGCAACTTTTTTAGCCACCCTTTTAGGCTGGGCGACGAACTGTTTTCCGGCTGCTTTTCCGGCTCGCTTGGCACGGGTGGTCGCCGCGTACTCTTGCGGGGAGAGCGCTTTGATGGCGCTGGAAGGGAGGTATCTTTCCCCTGTAGCCTGCGCTCCTTGCGTAGAAGGTTTGCCACTTTTAGTTCTCCACTTTTGTTGAGTCCACGCCTTCAGACTTTTCTGAGGTGCTTTCAATCTCTGTACCCACCGCCAGCCTTTTTATACTGCAAGGCCAACATTTGTGCCTTACGGGCGCTCCATTGCCCCGGAGCCCCGCCTTTACCACCAGCCTTAATACTCTCAAACAACCGCTTACGCATGCCGGGTTGGGTGTAATTACCAGCCTCATTTACACGAGACTCGCCACCCTCAGCAAACATCTCAACGTCTTGCGGTTTGTCTTTCCGCTTAACCGTCTTGGCCTTTGGCATTTTAGAGGGGTTCATAGCCCCCATACCCCGACTTGGTCTCATTAGCAGGTCGTTCCACCTTTGTTGTACATCCCACCGCGCATCATTTTTACTTCTTTACCTTTGGTCTTGCCTTTTTTAGCAACGCCATCGGCTTGCTTGTGACCAGCGGCTAGTCCACCAGACTTCATCTTTTTCATCCCGGCTTCTTTCATCTCATGCTTGAGCATGGACTTGGGAGCGCCTTTTTTCTTCATGAAGGAAACTTCTTTCTTCATCATTGCTTTGGACTCTTTCATGGTTCCGCCTTCTTTCTTTGTGAATTCACGACCTACGGACGTTGGTACGCCCACCTTTTTTGCAAACTTTGGGTTATTAGCCACCGCTTGCATAAATCTCTCTTGTTTCTTACTTGTGGCTGGCACGGGTTTTCCCTCTGATGGCACAGCCATCTATCGAACCACCCTTACGCAATGCCGCGATCTTGACCACAGGTTTAGCCTTTCTTGGTGGGAATGTGGGTTTGAGTTTCTCCAGACCCTCGACTTCCTTTTCTTTAGACTGCTTTTTCTGTCGGTCTTTTTCCTCTTCTTCCAAGAGTTTGTCGTAGACCTCGTCGTGATCTTGCATGGTTACACCATCTTCCCACGGGTTTTACCACGCATAGCACACCCGTCAGCACGTTTAGAGGCTGAACCAACCATTCCACCGGCCCGTTTCTTTTCGGGAACTGGCTTCTTGGCTATTTCTTCTCTGGTTTTACCTTTGTACTTGTCTTCTTGAGTATAACCAACGGCATCACCCATCTTGCTAACTTTCATAACAAGATCTTTAAGGACTCCATCCTTCATGTTCTCTTCTATG